ATTGTCTTTATTTCATCTCCACTCTTTGCAACAACTACATGAGATTTAGTAGGGTGATTTGGTGTTCTTTTAGGTTTATTAAACGCACTTACACCAACTCTTTTAAGTCTAGGATCTTTGCTCACTTTTTAAACAACTTCATAGCACCTGAAGCACCTTTGATACCAAAACTTGCACTTATAGCTATGTAAAGTAGGTGTTGATAATAAGTAGGCAAACTATGTAATGCTTCAAATCCAGCTTTGATGTGTGCTGTCATACCTGGAATAAAAACTAAAACTGCTGGAGTTAATAAAACTATTAAGGCAATTTCATCCTTAATACTACTTCCCATTTGATCGACAGCAGATGCCTCCCAGGCGACCTTTCCAGCGATTTGATCTTCTTTAAGTTTTGTTTTTGCTTTTATTTCAGTAACAGCTAATTCTGCTTTTGCTTTTTTAGTCTCTATAATTCCTTTAACTGTATTACCTACTATATTAGAAATAGGCCCTATTAACATATTTAACATATCAAGCCTCCTGTATTATTTTAACTATTGGTTCATATCTTGAGGTGAGGGTTCTATAAAGACGACTGTCTTTAAGTTGATTTGCCATTTCAACAAAATTTCCATCTTTCATTGCTTGTCGCATCTTGACGAATTGAAATAATTTAGGCTCACCAATATTGTAGGCAATCTCTATGACACAATCTTTAATGACTTCTGGAACTTCACAATCTCCTATGTATCGTTCTGCTGCATTTAAATAGACAAGAAAGTCTTTTTCAAACTGTTGTTCTAATACTTCTTTTGAATATTCAACTCCGGGTTCGTAAGGATCACCATCTACACACTTATGACCATAGCCAATAGTCATAAAATTTTCTTTAATAGTTTCGCCATTAGCTCCTTTGTACTCTAGGAAGTACCCAGTTCCAGAATAGCCTTCACTTTTCTTGATTTTATCTTTTACTTCTTGATACATTTTTTAAGTTACTCCAAATGTTATTTAAAATAGTAAGTCTCTTACTAAGATTATTAGGTTTGCAAATACAGCAAAACCTACAGACCAAAGCACCCTATCTATTCTGATAATTTTAGCTTCAAGGTGCTTTAGATGATTTTCACGCAACACAGTTATATCTTTCTTAACTAGTGCTATTTCTTTATCTAATTTTATAATCAGATCCTTTTCTTTTCGTGTAGCCATTATTTAATTACTGCCATATTGTTTAGTGGGTTCTCTAATGCTTTCTTTATTTGTAAATCTAATTCTTCTTCCATAAGTTTTAGCTCTTGAAATATCTCTCTAGTGTCTGCTTTTTGTTTATCTTCAACCGAGTCAACAATGCTTGTGATATGTCTTACATCTTGCTGAATGTCACGAATTGAAGTTTTAAGGTCTGATTTTTGATCTTGCACAACGGAAGAAATCAAAGCTACTTCTTGTAAGATTAATTCTACTTCACCTTTGATTGACTCTACTTGCTTTGAAAGTATTTCATTCTGTGCTTCCATCTCAGCTTTTGTCAAATCAATTCGTTTATCAAAGCCTGAAAGATCCGGAGCTACATAAGCAGAAACTACTTCTTTAAAATCTGTGTAATCCTTGTACGCAACAAAAGCTCCGTATAATCCACCAATCAATGTTGATAATGCAACCAATAATCCAAAGATTTTTCCACCTTTAAAAGTAAGTCCACCAAAAGATGCCTCCATGTTAATACTGTGAGTTTACTAAAGTATTCATCATGCTGTTTTGTGCTGCATCAAACAAACCAGAGTAAGGATCAGGTATCATTTCTTGAAGTGGAAGTGATTGATCTTGAAATACAATAGGCTCAACAAGCTCCTGAGTTAAATATTCGCTGAACCCTTGAGTATCTGTTAAGACAATCATCAAAGCCATAGTCTGTGCTTGACTGCTAGGATCAGACTTATTTTTATTTTCATTCATAATTTTTTTAACGATCTTCTGTTTTACTTCTTGTTTCTTTTCTACAGTTAAAGTTTCTTTGGGTTCTTCTTCTTGCTCTTGATCTTCTTGTTCAGGCTCTGGTTCTTCTTCTGTAGTTTCTTCTGGTTCTGTTGTTTCAACATCATCAGTATTGGGTTCTGGCTCAGTAGGTTCATCTGTTGACTCTTGGATTGTTTCTTCAATCGCAGCTTCCATCTCTTGCTCTATCTCCATTTCAATCTCCATCTCGATTTCCATTTCAATATTCATCTCAGTTGGCGAGGCATCAACAACTTCAACAACCTCGATAATTTCGATTTGTTCAATGGTTTCTAACTCAAGTTCTGGTAACTCTATGTCTGTGCTTAAATCTATTTCAAGCTCAATAGGAGCTTCTACTAATTCTGGTAAATCTATTTCTATCTCAATAATATCCGGTAGTTCTTCAATTATTGCGTTGTCAACAACATCTTCAATGATGTCAATTATTTCATCTATTAAAACGACAGTTGTATAGTGAACATCCAAGTATGGATCTGATAAAATTGCTCCGTAGTAACCACTTGTGAACCCAGCATCAACTCCGTAAATTGAAACTTGAGTAAGGATATCTGAGTAATCATTTTCTCCTATTATTTGTGAATACTCGTAATCTCTTAGACCAGTAAAATCTAATTCTATGTAGTGATTATAAGTATTGATTATTTGGCCACCAGGCTCAGACAATGTAAGTGTATAATCAATTATATCTCTGCAATCACCATTTGTTTGACTACAAGTTGGTAGATTACTATTACTTTGATGACTCTCTGCTGTAAAGCCATAGTCTATTGTAAAGCCTTGATTAAGTTCTTGGATAGTTAAACCACCATCATCAATTAAACTTAATTGATCTGATGTAATTGTTCCCCCACCATCGACTGTACCTCTAGTGTTTGCATGACCAAAACAAACTTCTCCAGGAAGCAATGTACTTGAGTAGGAACAAGTATCTGAACTAACTAAACCTGATTGACTCCAGGTATCAGCTTCATCAAGTAAATTTTCTGTGTTTAATTCTTCTGCGTTAGAGTATGAGAAGCATAGAAAGAGCCATAAGAGCAAAATTTTTAAGAGCATCATTATCTACTGGTTGTTCTTCTTTTGGCACATTAATTTTAGTTTTCTTCCATTCTTCATAATCTGGTCGTTCTTCAGGGAACTCATCCCAGTAATCTTGTGCTTCTTGGCCAATCAATCCATTACCAGCTGGGCAGGGACTTCCTGATCGCATCATCGATTTGAAGACAATAGGATCAGTACATAACACATTGACTGCTGCTATCTTCATGCCAAATTGATAAAGCAACTTTGCGTATTTTCTTTTGGAACAGTCAACATCCTCAAAGGTTTTTGCTGTAGCTATACCAAACACCTGGCTCTGTATTCCTATTGATGCTGGTATCGCACAAGAGTCACTCTGCATTACACTAAATGGTGGAGCAGAGGCCGTAGGTGGAGTTTTGTCAACAGTTGTGACTGTACCACTTACTGTGTTGCTAGTTACTGTATTTGTGTTTGAATGTGCCTCTGTGCAAAGCATCATGGTGAATAAAAACACCACAGCTAATGATGTAAAAAAGGTTAAATTGTCTTTTGCCATCATTTACAAACACATTCGCCACCACAATACTCACACATAATTAGCTCTTTGGATTTGCGTCTTTGACTGCTTTAATTCTAGCTTTCCAAGCATCTATATCTTTATAGATTTCATCAAGCTGATCGCCAATATCCCCATAAGCTGCTTTTCTTGTAGCTCTGACAGTATTGTTAGTTTCTTCTGTATTTCCAGCAGTTTCATAAGATGCTAAGTCAGAGTCGCTAGGTTTATCTACACCTGAAACATTCCATTCTTTGATGTATGGTTTTGAAACCCCACCTTCCATGTCATCTTGTAATAAAACATCTTTGGTAAAATCAATATCTGACTTACCTTTTGCTTTACAATACAGAGATATTTTAGTTGATAGTTGTGCCATTTGTTTTTCCTTTCTTTATTATTTTATTCCAAAAACTCTTACTGTAGCTTGTTCTATATTTCCAGAACCACAAACAAATTGAAATCCATTACACACTATTGAAGCATTATAAAAAGT